AGGTAAAACTCTTTTTTGAGTATTTCCAGTCACTTCCTTCATGGTTCACTAATCTCTGGATTTTGGTCGTGGCGAGTATTTTTGGTATAAAGGGAACTCAGATATTCCGTAATGGTGGAAAAAAATGAGTGGTTGGTTAAAACAACTTATTAATCCTCATACTGCTGGTAAAGTTAAAGAGTTGTTAGGAAGTACTATTAAAAAAGTAGAGCCAAAGCTTGGCTTAGAAGATACAAAAGCTTATAAGCAAAAACTTAAAATGAAAAGATTCTTTAAGAAAGATAAATAATGCCTTTTAAATCTGAAAAACAAAGAAAATATTTATGGAAGAATCATCCTAAAATTGCGAGGGATTGGACAGATACTTATGGAAGTAAACCTGTAGGTAAGAAGAAAAAGAAAAAGAAAAAAAGGAGGTCATAATGGCTAAGAAAAAAGCTAAGAAAAAGAAAAAAGCTAAGAAAAAGAAAAAAAGAAAAACTAAGAAAAAAAGAAAATAATGGAAAACGAGTTTGTTTTTATCCATAAACTTCAGCGGGCTATAAAACAGAATCTCGCTGCATTATCACTCAACGTTACGTCTGGTGGGGTTGACAATTTTGATAAATATAAATATATTACCGGACAGATAAGCGCACTGGAATCAGTGCTACAGGAAATATCCAACCTGCTAACTAAGAAGGAGCAAGAACAAAATGAAGGAAAAGTCGTCAGAATCGACAAAGACCCAAGACCTACCAAAGGTTAAATTAGCCTTAGAAGATTCATTAAAAGAAGCCGCTAAAAAAGAAGCCGAAGAAGAAGCTAAAAGAAATAAACCTCCTGAAGAATCTAAATTACCGATGCCTACAGGATGGAGAATTTTAGTTCTACCTTTTCAACCTAAAAGGGTTACTAAAGGTGGAATTCATATTGCTGATACAGCAGCCGAAAGACAACACTTAGCCACTGTATGTGGGCTAGTGCTGGCCATGGGACCTGATTGTTATACAGATAAAGAAAGATACCCAAGAGGTCCGTGGTGCAAGAAAGGCGAATGGGTGATCTTTGCAAGATATGCAGGATCACGTTTTAAAATTGAAGGGGGAGAAGTAAGAATCTTAAATGAAGATGAGATTCTTGGAACAATACAAGATCCGGAACAGATCTTGCATGACATGTAACTAATAACATAGGAAGGAACTATGCCAGAAGAAACAAAAGAAAAAGACGAAAAAATGGTAGACATCGACACAACGGGTCCGGGTGCCGACGTCGAATTACCAGAAGAAAAAGAAAAAGCAGTTGTAACAGAAACTGCTTCGGAACCAGAGAAGGAAACCAATGAAGAAGTTAAGCAAGACGATACTAAGCCCGCTGATACATCTGAGAAATTGGATGAGTCGGTGGATGTTCGAGATAGCAAGGACGATCAAAAACAAGACGAAAAACTAGAAGATTATAGTGAAGGCGTTAAGAAACGTATTGCTAAATTAACTAAGAAATGGAGAGAGGCGGAACGACAGAAAGATGCCGCAGTCGAATATGCTAAAAGTGTGGAGCATAAACGAAAACAATGGGAAACTAGATATGCAAAACTAGATTCCACTTATCTTAAAGATTCAGAAGAAAGAGTCAAAAGCCAATTAGAAGCTGTTAAAGGAAAATTAGCAACTGCGATTGAAGCTGGAGATACCGCAAAACAAGTTGAAGCCCAAGCAGAATTAAGTGCTTTGACTGGTGATGCTAAAACGATTGAATCTCAAAAGTTAAGAAGAGAACACTATGAACAGGAGCCTAAAACTCCCGCATATGAGAAAGGACCTGGAGCTACTCCAAGTCTTCCTCAAGTTGACGAAAAGGCCGAAGATTGGGCGTCTAAGAATGAATGGTTCGGAAAAGACAGAGCCATGACCTTTACAGCGTTCGAAATTCATAAAGACCTCGTGGAAAAAGAAGGTTTTGATCCTAAATCAGATGAATACTATGCAGAGATCGATAAAAGAATAAAAGTTGACTTTCCGCATAAATTTGGTAAAAAGGTATCAAATACGACCAAACCCGTTCAGTCGGTTGCTTCGGTGAAACGAAGTGTCAAACCTGGTCGCAAAAATGTGAGACTCACGTCATCACAGGTTCAAATAGCCAAAAAATTAGGCGTGCCACTCGAAGAATATGCGAAACAATTATTGAACACGGAAGGAGCATAAGCATATGGAAGACAATAAAAAAACCTCTCGTGCGAGTCAGACTAGGTCTAAAACTGAAAGACCAAAAGTATGGACTCCTCCATCATCTTTAGATGCGCCCAAACCCCCTAAAGGGTTCAGGCATAGATGGATCAGAATTTCATCATTAGGATTTGAGGATACCAAGAACGTTCAAGGTAAACTTAGATCTGGTTGGGAATTAGTCCGAGCCGATGAATATCCTGGATCTGAATATCCTGTAATCGACAAGGGGCAGTATAAGGGAATGATCGGAGTTGGTGGCCTTGTGTTGGCAAGGATACCTGAAGAGATCGCTGAATCACGAACTGAATATTTTAGAAATCAGACACGTGAATCAAACGAAGCTTTAGAGCACGATTTAAAAAGGGAACAACATAAGAGTATGCCGATCCAACAGGAAAGGCAGTCTCGCGTAACTTTCGGTGGTACAAAGAAAGAGTAATCTTTCTCGGGATAACAACCAATTCCCTATCATCGATTTTAATTAACCGTGAATATTAACGTATTCACATTAGGAGTAATAACATGGCAAACCAAGACGCAGCGTTTGGCTTTAGACAAGTCGGCGGATTAGGTAGTAGACCAACTAGTGAAGGTACATCTAAATATGTAATCGCAAGCGGTTACACATCTGCAATTTATGCAGGTGACATTGTTGCGATGGGAGCAGCAACTGATGAATCTGGAGCAGCAATTTCTGCCGGATATGTCGGTCAAGCAGCAGCTACATCGGAAACACGTAACTTAGGTATTTTCAACGGTTGTTTCTATGAAGATCCAACTACTAATAAACCAACGTTCAAAAACTACTGGCCAGGGGACGTCGCAGTAACGACTCCTTCGGCTGGCGCGACAGCGTTTGTGTATGATAACCCTGATGATTTATTTGAAGTGCAAACTTCAGGTAGATTAGTGCAAAGTTGTGTTGGCAGATCTGTTGACATGGCTTACACAGCTGGTTCTACTATTAATGGTAGATCTAAAGAAGAAATTGGAGCAACGTCCTACAATGGTACAGGACAACTTGCTTTAGTTAGAGTTTCTGAAGATCCATCAAACAGTGACCTAGCAACGGGTGTTAACAATGCTAATTGGATTGTAAAATTCAACGAGCATGTTTATTACAACGCCGCAATTTAAGGAGCATAAAACATGGCAATATCACGACAGCAGCTAGTTAAAGAACTAGAACCAGGTTTGAATGCACTATTCGGCTTGGAATACAAACAATACGCAGACGAAACCAAAGATATCTTTGTAACTGAGTCTTCAGACAGAGCTTTCGAAGAGGAAGTAATGTTATCAGGATTCGGTGACGCAGCAGTAAAACCTGAAGGTCAAGGCGTAAGCTTCGACACAGCTCAGGAAACTTACACTGCAAGATATACAATGGAGACAATTGCATTGGCTTTCGCAATAACAGAAGAAGCTATCGAAGATAACCTCTACGACAGACTTGCTTCTCGTTATACAAAAGCCCTAGCTCGTTCAATGGCATCAACAAAAAATACGAAAGGTGCTAATGTATTAAACAATGGTTTTGATACATCTAACGGACCTTTCTATGGTGATGGAAAATGTCTTTTGACAACTGACCACCCAACTTTGTCAGGTGACCAAGCAAACGAACTAAGTACTTCTGCAGATTTAAACGAAACTTCTTTAGAATCAATGTTGATTAACATTGCAGCAACTAAAGATGAAAGAGGTTTAAAAGTTGCAGCTAAGGCAAGAAGATTAGTAATACCTTCTGACCTTATTTTCACTGCTGAAAGACTTATGAAGTCTAAAGGCAGAGTAGGTACTGCAGATAATGACATTAACGCAATCAACCACATGGGTTCAATCCCTGAAGGTTATGTTGTTAACCATTATTTGAATGATACAGATGCTTTCTTCATTATCACTGATGTTCCTAACGGAATGAAACATTTCGATAGAGCACCATTGAAAACTTCAATGGAAGGTGACTTTGATACTGGAAACGTAAGATACAAAGCTAGAGAAAGATACGCATTTGGCGTATCCGACTGGAGAGGTATTTACGGCTCACCAGGAGCGTAATCAATAAATTAGAAATGAGGCGGCCTTAAAATCGCCTCATTTCGACTATAAAGATAGAAATTACCAATGAAAAACTTCAGAATTCAAATACGCTACAATGGTTATTATGCCGACTTTTATGTCGTTGCTAATGACGATCCTCAAAGTATTGAGAATTCAATCCTTGACAAACTGGGAAAAAATGAGGTAAAGTTTGAATCTGATGGATTTACTAGTAAGACTGGTAAATGGATTACCTATGAGGAGGTTAATCATGATCGAGGACCTATACAAACAAAAGAAGTCCTTGGAGTTAAGTTGGGAGCAGGAGCATCTTAAAGAGGGTAGATATACTCTCGAAATGACGAGAATTGATCACGCAATAAAAGAGATCATTACTCAAATTAAATTAGAAGAAGCTCGAATAGAAGATCTTAAACATAAGATTGCTGTTTCAAGGCCTGAAGTGTCAGTAGCCACTTAAATAAAACGCTACATTCTGGAATTCAATCCAAGCTACATAATCTCTTGCGCTCTATTTAAAAGTGCGTTATATCTAACTCACTATACAATTATTTAAAGAATCTAGACGAGTATAGTCGACGGCCTAGAGACTAGATTCACACAAACTAGGAGGATTAATTATGGCAACAACTACATTTTCGGGCCCGATAAAAGCGGGAACGATTAGAAATACAACTGGAACTACACTTGGTACTGATGTGGCAAATGTGGGATCTGTTGTTATGTCTCAATCATCCGATACAGAGCTAACTCATGCAACGACTACAGCGACAGCGTTAGGAATTATAATTCCTGCGAATAGCCAAATCTTAAGCATGACGATTATAGTGGAATCGTTGTTTACTGGTTCAAGTACAACAACTATTGCAGTTGGTAATGGTTCAGATGATGCTACTGATGTTTCAGCAGCCACTAATGTTAGTGCTACAGCAACATCTGCGGCGATGAGCCCAGCAGCGGTTGATGTTTGGACAAACACAGGTACTACTGATGTTGAGTTATATGGTATTACCGTAGCTAACTCGGCTTCAGCTGGTAGTGCAAGAATTACAGTTCAATATGTTCAGAACAACAATTTAACTGCTAATTAATAAAATACTGTGAGCTCCTTCGGGAGCTCACTGAATAGGAGATAAAATATGAGTACATATCCAGTAGATATAAAAGCTAAAAGAATAACTAGTACCGTAGCTAATCAAGTAATTTTTGCAGGACCTGCAAGAATTTTAGGTTTTTCTGCAAACTGTACAGCGGGCGCTGGCACGATTGATATAGAAGATAATGGAACATCTTTAGGAGTTTGGGGAACACCCGATGGTTCTTCGGCACCTTTTGTATACAATGTCACTTTACCAGGGACAGGTTTATATTGTCGTACTAAACCAACTTGTTCTTTAGGCACAATTGCGGATGTAACATTCTATTACGGCTAGGGGGATAAATGGCGACTTCAGATACACTCGCATTTAACCCATCGGTTTCTCAATGCATTGAAGATGCTTATGAAAGATGCAATGTACAATTGACATCTGGGTTGAGCTTAAGGACTGCTCTTTTTTCTCTTAATATTTTATTATCCGAATGGGGTAATAGAGGAATTCATTTTTGGGAAGTAGCTAATGCTTCCATCTACATTAATGATGGACAAGCTAGCTATGATATTTATTGGGATAACACGGTAAGAAATTCAAGTACTACCAATCCCGCACGTTCAGACGCTTCTTCTACTTTTATTTATAATGCCACGGATGTTTTATTGGCGGCTTATAGAAGTGGTACAGGTACCAGTCAAAATGATATTAGTTTAACTAAAATTGACCGAGCAACTTATGGAGCTTTAGCTAACAAAAATAGTGAAGGAGTTCCTAGTCAATTTTGGGTACAACGATTTATAGATAAAACTAGAGTTACCTTATATGTGACTCCTGGAAGTTCTCAGGCAGGAAAATATTTAAACATTTATTATATTAAAAGAATTCAAGATGCAGGAATAGCTCATCCTAATCCTCAAGCTAAAGATGGAGCTTATGGTTTTACAACTGATGTTCCTTTTAGATTTTTTCCATGTTTAGTATCGGG